TCAGTTGGTGTCATAGTTTTCTCAGTAAAAAATTTAGACTCTGAAAGAACAGCTGTATGAGAAAGCTTAGAGTTCTTTTTGAGTTTATCCATGATTGACATGCATCATCTCCTATTAATTTAATATAGTATATTATACCACAGTTTCAACCAAATGTACACTATAAAAATGCTTCAAGTGAATTTAATTGTTCTTCTTTCCAAAACGTTTGAGTCTTGTTATCCTGAATAGCAAATGAAGCATCTACCATTTTGATATCACCATCAACAAACTTCTTAACATTTTCTGCCATGTCTGTTGCTGTAGTCACTGGAACGTTTTGGCAAATCATATTTAGATTTTTAATACCACCCTGTAATTGAAAGTCTGTAGGCATCTTCATAATGTCTAAACATTCTCTAACCGAAAGATAGCGGTCAGCGTCTGGATGCGTGAGCATATTAGGATAATGACCAACAAAAGCACCAATATAATCCTTTGGAACTTCTGTAGTTTTTCTCATAATGTTACCACCCGAAGCTAGTTTTTCATACATTCTTTCACATTTAGGAACGTATGAATCATAGCCTTTTTTATCCATCCATTTAGCCATATTCATATAGTTACCACCTTCATCTTCAAAGTGGTGAAGAATGTTAGTAGTCTTTTCGATTAGATTAAAGAATTCTGTATGATCAATTCCACCATGCATTTCTTCTAACACATATTGATAAAATGGATTCTCACTAGGTTTATCTTTTCTCACAATCAATGCAGACATAGGATCATCATCATTACGAGCTGAAGATCTAATTTGATCTTCAATTCTCGTATGTGGCCTAAGATAATAATCAAATACAGGAATTCCTTTTCCTTTCCAAAAGAAAAAGAAAGCTCTATCTCTGATCTGACTTAAACCATGTAGTTTTGATTTTGTTTTATATAAACTAAATGTATAGCCATTGTCAGCAGCAAGTTTTCTTAGCTGCCTAACAACAGGCTCACCCATTTTAGATGCAAGTCTTGGTGCATTCTCACCCCATAATACTTTAGGTTGAATGTTCTCAATTACGTATTGAGAAGATTTAATCATCCAATCGTTATGTTCATGATTAGAATTAGAACTAACCGATAAACTAGATAAACCTGCACAAGGACACACAGAATTGACCACGTCAACCTTAGAATTGGGGGATCCCCCCTCATCAAGTTTATAATAAGGCATACGATTGCCGTAATAATTAAGAAGTTGAGAATCATTTGCTTCAAATCCTGAGTAACTTAGAATGTATTCTGGTTCTTTCTTAAACACATTCTGCATGGCGAAGGTTTCACCTCCAATTAGTGGTACTATACTTGCATAACTAGTCATAACTTACATTCTGCTCCAACTCTCTGGCGTCCATTTCATATCCTTTACGATATTTATTATTGGCGCTGATAGCCTCTTCAAGAACAGTCATAGTTTGATGAGTGTCTTTTGTGATATGGCCACCTCGAGGATCTGGATCAGTTTTTGCAAAGTTGATAAATGCATTTGTATCTTTAGGGAAACAAGCACCTCCGAATCCTTGCTTTCCATCAAAGCCAGGAACACGAGTATGAGAATCTCCAATGCGAGGATCAGTTCCAATGGCATTTATTATTGCACCGAAGTTTCCTCCATGTTCAGTAACAGTATCATGTAGTTGATTAAAGAATAATACTTTTGTAGCAAGGAAACAATTCACACCGTATTTAACATATGATGCTTCATGAGGAAGCATATAATAAACTGGACATGGCTTACAAATTGATAAATCATCGTACCACTGTTTAACTTCTTCAGCTGTTTGTCTATCGTAACAACCAATCACATGCATGATAGGATTAACAAAATCTTCCATAGCACGTTTTTCAGTTAAAAATTCAGGATTGTAAACAAACCTAGTCATTCCACCTTCAATATTAAAACATATATTTTGAATAATATCAGGAGTCACTGTTGATTTGAGAACAACAATAGCAGCAGTTTCTTCAAGCAAATATCGTACAGTATCCCATACAATAGTAGCATCAATATGACCATCTTTACCCATAGGCGTAGGAACACATACAAAAACTAAATTAACTTCAGGACCTAAGTCTTGGATATGATTTTCATAGATTGGATCAATAATAGTTTTATTAGCCCAATTACTCGAAAACCCGTAGTCCACAGCTTTACCTACAAAGCCATGGCCAATTATACCTATGTTATTCATTAATTCACCTCATAATATTCTTTGTACCACTGTACAAATTTAGCTACACCTTCTTCAATTGAAGTGGTTGGTTTATATCCTAGCTTTTGAATCTTAGTTGTGTCAGACCAAGTTGCAGGAGTATCTGCAGGATGGAAAGGCATATAGTTTCTGTCTGCTTTACGATCTAAATTCTTTTCAATATGATCAACGAAATCCATTAACTTAACTTTTTCGCCATAACCAATATTAAAGATTTCATGGGATCCATCTTCTTGATTTTCAATTAGATTATTCATGACTAACATGACGCCTTGAACAATATCTTCGACGTAAGTAAAGTCTCGAATCATATCACCGTTATTGTAAATATCAATTGGTGTTCCATCTACAATACCTTTAGTGAACTTAAACAGCGCCATATCAGGTCTTCCATAAGGACCATAAACAGTAAAGAAACGAAGTCCTACTGATTTTTTGACTTTGGAATGAGCAAACTGACATTCATTAACATACTTAGACCAACCATAAGGATTGTTCTGCATTGCACCTTTATCAGTTTCATTCCAAGGAAGTGGCTGACCATGCATAACACATGATGATGAAGCGTAAACAACTGGTATTTTAGCTCGTTCTGCGCCTACAATAAGTTTCATTGTACCAGTGATATTAGTATCAATATATGGTGATGGATCTTCAAGAGCATGTCTTGGGTTTGCATATGCTGCAAGATGAATTACGCAATCCATATCATCAAGAACGCTTGTCCAATCATAGGCCTTAATATCTCCTCTTAAGAAGTTTTTCTTTTTCCAGTTATAGTCTTTATATAACACTTGAAGCCTTGCTTCTTTGAGTAATACGTCATAATACTCGTTAAGGTTATCGACTCCGAAAACCTCATGGCCTTCACTTAGTAATTTTTTTGCAGTGTGAAAGCCAATCATTCCTGCAATACCCGTTATCATTATTTTCATTTAAAAGAATTCCTCTAGTCCTTGTGGCTGGTTCTCATTCACGTTTTGTGCTTTATCCATAATATCATTCACAACATCAATTCCATTAGAATGTTGCTTCCAAAATTCAAAAGCCATTTCGCGCCAATCATCTCTCATAGATGGATCATTTTTTAATTTGACCATTGTTTCGCGGCACTCTTGCATATTATCATAGTCAACGAAAACAGTGCCGCTATTTTCGCATTGACTAATTGGTTTACCTTGTATCTTATGTATGACATTATCACAGAAGTGTTTGTGGAACAATGGGATTGAACCACATGCAATAATTTCAGCATGACAATTTTCGATATTGTCACCATAAGTTTCAGCTTTAAGGTGATATAGATCTGATCCAAATGCAGAAAGAGATAATCTTTCCATGCATTCTGAGTTTATATATTGAGGATATAAGTAGGCTCCTTCATTCATAATTTCTGTACCATAAAATTCAGGTAAGAACTTTTGTAGTTCTCCATGTTGCTTTTCAGGTCTAAAGTAATTTACTACTTTTCTACGCATCACAGGTTTTTCTACTTTGTTATCACGGTATAGAACTAATGGATATTGAATAGATGCTTCAAGACCTTCCATCACAGTTATAAAACTATTTGGCATTAATTCATATTCATGATAATCAATCATCAATGCAGGACCTTTCCACATTGCTGTACGTCCAATCCAACGAACCATTTCATCTTGTTGTTGCTCAATTGGTTTCCACCATTTAGCTCTATGGCCATCATAATCAAAACCTAGTCCCATCTTAGTTATAGGCGTTTTAATATTATTTTTCTTAATGAATCTACAGAAATCGTTTTCCATAGAATGAGTCATAATAACATCCATCTTATTACAAACATCTATAAGATTAGCATTACGTGCGATAGAAGCAGATTTATGATCTACATTAATGAATGCTTTCCTTACAGTAATTGCATCAAGAAGCTTAAGAAAATTATCTTGACAATCTTCAGGATGTCCTTTCGAAGGAACTGAGTAAATAATACAAAGATCGTTTTTATTAATGAGTTCAGCCATTTCAACATATTCTTTACCGATAGACATTTCAGTTTGAACGATATCTAAACCTTTTGCTCTACCCCATTTCTTATCATTCGCAGATAAGATTGTAGCACCAGTAACTTTTTGTAATTGGATTGCACATTGAGTAACACCACATCCTTCAGTGCCTCTTCCTAATAAAACGATTGTATTCATTATTATTTCCTTTTCAATAGTACGTTAACATCGTATAGTGCAGAATTAACATTTGGATGTCCAAGATTAGGAAGACTGTACCAGTCACCCATATTCTTAAACCTTTCTGTCGGATAAGTATATTGTACCACAAATTCCTCTGATTGTAAAGGAAAAAATTCAGTATCATATCTCATTGCACCTTTCTTTGTATAAACTTCAACAAAGAACTCTTGTACACAAGAAGGTAGTTTACCACCAGTTGAATCAAACCAAACCATTTCAGTGCCTTTAATGTCAAGTTTCAAATGAGTAGGTTTATATAATTCTATTAACGCATCTATGCTATGATTAGGAACAGTTAACTCTACAGACCTATGCAGCTTTTGCCTACGAGTTGGATGTGTTTGACCATTCGTAGTTCCTCTCATTTCTGGATTAATATGAAAAGTAATCTCAGGATCTGTTGATGTTGATGCTGCACCATGAAACACTTCATAATTTGATTTGTCTGGTAAATTATTTTCTCTAAAAAAATCTACATTTTCAGCAAGAGCATCAAAACCAATGTATTGTTTAATGTCAATGTCTGCTAACCAATGCATCATTCCACCAACGTTACATCCTAAATCAAGGACTACTGAATTTTCATCAAAGGAGAAGTGACTGTAATTTCGAATACAGTCATTAATCATATCCTTATCTGCTTTATGTCTTGTTTTTATCTTCGTTTTCATTTTTTGGCATCTCTATAATATTATTTTTGTATACTGGTTTTACCTCAATTGGTTCTTCTATATCAGCGAAAGTATATTCAACGCCTGCTTCAGTAAACATATCAAATGTTAAATCAGCTGATTCTTTCCAATCTTCAGGAATTTCTTGATCATTCATAATGACATGAGAAACTCCAGATTGAATGATACCTTTAGCACAATCGCTGCACACAGGCAATCCATAAACATACATTGTTGATCCAAATAAACTAACACCATTTAGTGATGCATTATATATAACATTCATTTCTGCATGAACTACATACTTTAATTTAGTTGGACGATCATGATATCTTGATGGAGCATCATCAATACCACGTGGGAAACCATTATATCCTTGAGCAAGGACCTCACCATGCTCACCGATAGCAACAGCTCCGATTTTACGAGATGGATCTTTACTCCAAGATCCAATCAATTTAGCTAATTCGAGATATCTTCTATCCCACTTTTCTGGATTATGCAACAAGATGAAAATGCCTTTCATAAACGTGGAGATTTTGGACTTGCCAAGTTATAGTGCCAACCTCCATTGAATTCCTATAATCAGCATCAGCTGCGTTTTCTAAGTAAGTAGCGTTGTACTCATCGACTACTTCTTGAAGAACCCACTTTTGCCAAGCGTAATCATTCTTATAACCAAAGACAACATCGTTAGATCGCATTTGAACTACACAATCAATTTTACCTTTACGGATATAATATGTAACAGCGTTGGTACAAATGAAATCATTCTTACCAGCATCATTAAACTCAACCCAAATAGAAGGACGTTGATAAACCATAGATGCTCTACGCGTATCCATGTTCCATCTTAGTTCATTAATAACATTTTCAAATTGACGATAATACATATCGCTGAATATTAACTTACCATAATTTGAATTGATTTCACCGTGATCATTAGCTGCACCTTGCCATGCTTTAGGTGGTTCATCACCATAATCAATCGCATTGATATTGGTGTCTTGGCCAATATACCAATCAATTTCTGCTTTAATATACTTATCATTTGGTGTACCAAAGATAGCAGGTTTATCAGCTTCAAAGGAAGCACCGATAATTTCCATAACTTTGCCACCATTTTTATCAGTAACATACTCTTCATACTTAAGCTTTTCTCTGAAGATAGCAGCAATATCATTAGTCTTAATCATTATCATTAACCCTTTTTCTAAGATCACTTGAGCTAAACCTGTGATCACGTTTATTAAAGTAAAGTTCAATACCACGATTGCGGCATTCATCTTTACCAGTAAAATCTTCTTGGCGATATTCTTCACCAAGAATTCGTACATTTATTGGGTACATATTAAGTATGTCCAATAAATCATTTTCTGTTGAGTAGACTAGTACTTCATCAACATAAGTAATTGCTGTCAATTGAGCTTGTCTTTCGACAATACTTTGTACTGGTGCATTCTTTTCTTTACGGTCAAGAGTAGGATCTACTTGTAAAGCACAGATTAAATGATCACATTGAGATTTAGCTTCACGTAACATTGCAACATGTCCTGCATGAAGTAAATCAAATGTTGATGCAGTAATTCCTACTCTCATTAATGATTCCTTTTTCCATCAAATACACAATTAAAAACTAATGGTTTTTTGCGGTGAGTATTTAATACTCTATGGTGTACACCATCTTCAATTAGTACAATGTCACCTGCAACAACATCTTTTGGTACGTCATCTAAATAGATTTTGCCAATACCTTCAACAAAGAAGTAAACTTCTTCTTGGCCATCATGTTTATGACCAGTAGTTGATTTTAATGCATGTAGTTTTGTGCTACTTACAATTAAGTTTTTTAAAGTGGCATTATCTTTTAGAAGATACGTGTCATTATCTTTAATGACTGTACCACCGATGTCGTTAATATTCATTACTTAACCTTTTTATTATTGTACATATCTCGATCAGGCGATTGACCTTCCATCTTACCTCTTATATATGAGATAGCAAAAGACGCATAATTGATTAGATCCATATAACTATCTTCGAGATTTTCGAAGTTTGCTGTATCACCTGATTCGAGCAAAGATTGAGCACGATACATTTTACCTTGCATTACATCATGAAGTGTATCTACACCACGACGATAATGCATAGCTTGCACAACGTTAGAGTTAGGGTTTTGATAATCTTTAGATTTTTTGATTTGCATTTCAATACATTCTTTAAGAACGTTTACTGATTCTTTATCAATATCTGCAAGATGAGGGCATTCTTGTTTTAGCATTAGGGTAACCTTTCATTATATAAGACTATTATACCATAGTTTGTGGTAAATGTACACCATTATTTTCAATAATTTTCACTTAAATCATTTTGAATAGTTTGCCATTCTTCTATAGCAACATCTGCTATAAAACCTACACCAAAAGCTTTACTGACTTTTGCTTTGAAATCAGTCCAACTATCACTATAGTTATTTTGAGCAAATTCTTGCCCTTCAAATACTGCGTTACCTATTTTAGACATTGTAATCACTCCCATACATATAAATTTTAAAACCTAAGAAACCACATACTAATGCCGAACCGACATAGAATAAAATTTCTTTAATAGACAATGCATTTTGTACACAGTCTCCGTCGCAATCAGAACCTGCAGCACCTAGTACTACGATAAAACTTACGACCATCATTAAGCCACCCATAATTTTTAACATTATTTAATCTCCTCAATAGTGATTATATATTTTTTAGAATTCATATCAGTCATTTCGATTGTCTTTTTAGGAGACATGAAATACCCACCAGTTGGATGAAGATCCATTTCAATAGGACCAATGAGTCCAATGATTCCATCTGAATCATGCCTTAATAGAGATTTGCGAATTACCTGCGCAATTTTATCACAATAAGCTATCATTATACACGTACCTCCCATCCAAGATTTTCTTTAACCCACTCATTTGAAGTGTCTTGTGCGATTGCAACAATAACAGCTTCTCTAACAATAGTATCTAAAGTACTGATATGTTTGCTAGCGATTTCGATTAAGTGATCTTTATGAATAGAAGTAATACTTCTGTCAAGATATCCTAAAACAATAGATGCGTCATTAGCATCATCCATATACATGGATGTCATATCTTCCTTTTTAGCCCAAGCAGACAAACCATCAGTTTTGTAAGATTTGATTAGTTTTTTTAAGTTTAATAGTTTCATATTTCTTTTCCTTTTCCATTTTATAATACTATTATACCATACTCATGAGGAGAAGTAAAGGACTTTATGCGGCTAAATGCATATTTATTTTCTACTGTGATATATTTGTCACAGTTTTTCTAGGAGGCTGTGCAGGATTGTGGAGTTTTCTAAATGCTTGTCTATTCTCATTCCAATAGTATATGCCTTCATGTAAGTATTCTTTACTCTTACGATTGTTTATGAATAGATAAACGATATCAGGAAATCCTATCCATGTTTTAAGTTTTTTCTTTTTGCATCTGTCAAGTACATAAGGAATATTACCTTTATGTTCTGTACATTTAACATCGATTGGATCAAGTTCAGGATCAAACAAATCTTTATATGGCCTTTCATCATCGTCCCAACCAGTCTCAATTAAGTACTGTTCAGCTGCATGGCCATATAAACAATCTTCATTTATTCTAGTTAAAGATCTACCTCTTCTAGTATTAGGTTTACTATAAATTAGTTTTGCTTCAGCATAGGCTCTTTCACGCCATTCTTTTTTAGATTGAATATCATCAATAGAGAAGCTCATATTAGCTTGGAAGATAAGATCTTTATTAATTGTTTTTGTAGACGTATTCGATTGCACGGTCAGACTCCTTTTCAAGTGGGCGTTTGGAATACCAACCACCCGTTTCATCATCCAATTCACGGCATAACGCGGTGACTTCGGTAGTTGTGATTGGATATTTTTGTTTCACTGCGTTTGATGCAGTGGCCACCATAATTTGATACATTTTGTGATACCAACCTGTGTTGGTAATGGTTCTATATTCATTTGCTAATTTGCGAGGAAAGAAAGGACAATTCTTATATGACGTCCAATGTACATTTACATTATCCATTGCACTCTTACGATGAGTTAATATGGCTTGTTGCATTTCATCAGGTAATCGATCAAAGAAATTTTCTAAGCTAGGTTTGTTTGCTTCAGGAAATTCTTTCATTAGCTCATCTGGATTAATATAATCCCCAACGTTAGTAAAGATAAAATTGTAAGCGTTAGCGTAATCAGCTGGTATGTAATACATTCTAGAAAGGTCTTTAGTTTGCCTATCTCCGAGTTCACCGAGTTTTGTATTGAGCGAGTACCAAAACTGTTTGATTTCAGAAACTTCAATCGATCTAATGATTGGGAATACCAACCTAAATTTTGGTAAAGATTTCGTGCTAGAAGCAGTAGAGTAACAAATGTAATAAAGAGACCCAAAGCGAGAAGCCAATTCATTTTTTAAATCTCCTGTAGATTCATGATCATCAACGTCAATTGCGCACCATCCTCCCCAATTAACTACATTAGCATTTGCTCTTGTAGTATCAGGAAGGTATGTTGCGGGTGACATTAACATTGCGTCATGTTTGCCAGCTAAAGGTTTAGCTGCTAACTGATATAATGTTTTTTCAAAACTTTCAAAGTCTTTATAGTTTACACGTTTTTTAGTTTTATTATCGTATATAGACTTAAAAAGAGTTAGGGAGATATCCGTGATTTCCTTCATGCGTAGGTGCTTTCCATAATGTAGGTTTAATCAAATCAGGCAAACCAAGTGGGTTAGGACGTGATTCTTTTACGCCAACCTCTTTTGCCATATTTGCAGCATGTACTTCTTCCCATGCTTTTTGTGAATCAATGTTAAAGGCATCAAGTGTACCAATAGCGACAACACACAAGTCAATTAATCCATCAACAATTTCTTCAGGATCACTTGCTCTAATAGCATCTCGTGTTTCATTTAATTCTTCTTCTAAGAAGTTAATACGAAATTCAAGAAACTTTTTCATTAATTCTGGATTGTCACGATTTGACTCTACCCAACCATGTACTCCATATTTAGAGTGCATATCAAAAATATCGTTATGCCAGTTAAGTGACACGTTTTTGAGACGTTCATTAAGTTTCATTATTCGCTCCTGCTATTATAGCTTTTCTGCCATCTACACCAATTTGCGCATCAAGCATTGTTTTAACATGTGTAAGCATTACACACGCCATCATTAAGATATCTTCTTTTGAATCACACATCATAATTTGTTGATCAATTGGACGTGTTAATTCCATCATTCTTTCTCGTATTTTAGACATATAGTGCTCCATTTATAGTAGTATTATACCATAGTTTTAACCAAATGTACACCATTAATATGACTCATTTGGTCTATAAAATGAAATAAGTGAATATCTTTCATCAGTACCTTCACCCATAATAGTTCCATGGAACATCTTTCCATCATATATTGTTAAAGTATTAAATTCACAGGGAATAGTATGATACAATTCATAACCATCTCCTGAAGTAAAATTCTGCCACCCTACAATTTGAACTCTATCAAGTTTCTGATCAGGTGGACCATCATACTTTTTAGAAGAATTATATTCTCCTATAGTTTTATAACCTTTGTATGTATATAAACCTGTTCCTTCAGTCCAATCGCATAACCATAGATTAAAAACCATGTCATGATCTGTGTGAGGATGCCAAGATCCTTTCCAAACATGAGGATTAGGTGATACTACATTAGATGAAGTAATAAAGCTTTGTGGCTTATATTCTTTATCATTAATAGTACCAGCAATATCAGCATATGATTTTACAAGTGGAATCAAATCCATAGGAGTAAAGTTCTGTCTTCCACCTGGTGTGTAGACATAAGACGGCGGTTTAATTACTGGCCATCTCTTTAAATTTTTAAGAGCTTCTTCAGGGTACTTAAATAAGTTTTTAATCTTATAATATTTAGCATCATTATTTAAGATAACTTCTTCAATTTGAAGATCTTCGTTAATTTTTAAATCTTGTGCTAAATTTTTTCTGTATATGTAATTAAAGGATCCCATAATCACTCCTTAAAAATTCCCATGTTTCTTGCCAATTATTAACAGCAATAGATTTGCTATCAGGCCTGTCTATAATTGCATCAGCTAATGGTTTATCATTACCATTAGTTCCCATCTTATCTCCAAAGAACACAACAGGTCCAATCATAAATTCTGCTATTTGAGATTTATCTTTTCCAACTGGTATGATATCAAGACCTGTTTCACCAGCAACTTGAGCAATAACACCAGATGCTTTATATGCGTTATTGAATTCACTAGCAATATGATATCTTTCTTGAGTTTTCAAATCATAATTGTAATATTCTTTACGTTGTAATTTTGATGCTCCTCTTCCTACTACAGAAAAGTTACACATTCCAGGACGATCTTCAAAGTGTTGACCAGTTCTAAGTTTAAACTTACTTGCATCTAATCTTAATGTTAAGAATTTACGAGCACCATCTTCAAGCATCCATTCATCTTTATGAACTTCATCATCTTTAATCCAAACGCTATTACCTAAACAACAGTGAACTGCTGTTGCATTCATGAGAATTTTAGTAGGCATTTGTTCAACTGTCTTAGGATAATCAGATCCTGTGGCAAAGAAAACATTCTTACCACGCATCCATTTTTGGAACCAGACTGCAAAGCCATAATCCATTTCACCACGACTGGGAGTCATAGTCCCATCAACGTCGAATACATAATTTATATTATCCAAAGAAATCCTCCAATGATACACGTTCTTCAGTACTCCAACCCACAGCTTCAAGAATGGGAGTAATTGGGTCAAGAAAACATTTTAGAAACTGTTTTTCATAATCTATATATGAGTGTAAATTTAACTCAGTTGGAAGATAATCAGGGAAAGCAATAACGTTTTCTTTAATAGGATTAGGTAGACGCAAATAGCAGAACTTAATCTTTTCGCCGTTATTGATTTTATGATATTTCTTTAATAGGTTTTTACTTTTAAGTGCATTGTTATACATGATTGAACCACGTACATGAATTGGTGTACTTTTTCTATATACATTTTTAGCATTAGGACTATTATCTACAAATTCATGAATGTTATTAGCACTACGAGGAAATGATACTTGATCAGGAGTCAGTTTAAAGAATTCAGTTTTAAAATCTTTGATGAAATTCTGTGTTAGTTGTTCATCACCTGAAATAATAGTCTTAAATGCTTCTTTAAACCTAGCACGAACAATCATAGGTGTAGAAGACTTAATAGCTTCAATACCCATAATCTTAAGTTTAGGTTCAGCATATTGTACACCTTCATTGTTATGTACATTTAAGATATATCGTTTCTTTGCTGTCCAAATACCACGATCTGCAATTGCTTCACGAGCCATGACCATACGATTATCATATGCGTTTAGATTATCTGATAAGATCTTATATGATTTCATCATAGCACCTTCGAAATGATCAGCGCAAATCTTATCAAGAAATTTTACAATATTCTTAGGTTCATACTTTTCAACTAACTTGCTAAAATTAACATACAGCGAATCAGTATCAATTGCAATAACATAGTCTTTATCCTTAGTCTCAACAAACTTATTCATTTCAACGTTCATTGCTTTTTCAGCCCAGCGAATAGCAAGCTGGCCAGATAACGTAATACCCTCAGCAATACGCATATCGAAATAACGAAAATATCTATTACCTAATGCACCATAAAGAGAGTTCAATAGAATTTTAATCGCCATTTGACGATTTTCAAGTTGATTGATTTCTTTTTCAAGTTCAAAGCTAGGATTGTTTTGATAATCCTGTTGTGCTTTTAACATACGCCATTTAATTCCAGAACGTTCATTATAGTATTCAATAATGATTTTAGGTAAGACACCTTGTTTTTCTTTACTAAATGCTACACCATTAGCAGCAATTGAATTAGGAGAATCTACTTTTGCACCATTTAAATAATGTTCAACACCACCGAGTTGTTCGGTTCCAATAATAGTTTCAGGCGACATGTTATATTGAACAATCAAGTTCGGATACAAAGAATTCAAATCGAAAGATACAACCCAATCATGTAAACCAACTTGAGGTTCTTTAACATATCCACCAGGATAATCAGATTTTGTTTTAGCTTTGTTTACAGGTATAGCAATGTTCTTTGAATTCAACTCACGGTAAATGATTGAATCCCATATTGACGTTGTACCAAATGTGTCTTGATAGTTAACACCACCCTTATACGCAACAGTAAGAGCAAGTGTAATGAGTCCCATCTTTTCTTCGAGGCGTTCAATAAGCTCAACATCGCGAATATTATATTCAATAAACAATTGATGGTTTTCTTTGTATAGCGTAAACAAGTTACCGTATTCTTCATACGATAGTTTCTTTTCACCGAGAACAACCATAGCAATATGATTAAGTGCATATGATTCTTGGTTTCCATAAGAGTAACCAAACTTCATAAACAATTCCATATAATCAAGTTGCTGTATTCCAACTAAATCATATGCAGTTTGCTTACGACCACGTATAGTAGGTTCATTAGAATTGATTGTTTTCCAAGGTGAAAGTTGTCTTACATCATCAACGTCAAGTATTTTATTCATACGATTAACAATGTATGGGATATCGAAGAAGCGAATATTCCAACCGGTTATCACATCAGGTGTATGTTCTATCCAATGATTTAAGAAAGAACGTAAGAGATGAGCTTCATCTTTACATTTTTTATATCTAACATTATCTGCTGGAGTGTAGTCATCCAGACCCCATACGAAATAATTAGGATTTTTATTAGATTTAAGGGCAATACTAATAACGGGGTGTGCTGCAGCATCTGGTTCAGGAAATCCATCATCTGATGCTACCTCAATATCGATGTTACATACATCGATCCAGTTCCTTTCAAATTTAATTTGATTGGGAAACCTTTCAGTTATATATTGATGAATATAGTTTTGGTTACCATAAACAGTAGCGTTACCAACACCATCATATCTTTCAAAGAATTCTTTGGTGTCACGCATAGTGCCAGGTTTATATGGTGCAACTGGTGTACCATCTAGTGAATTCCATTTAGTAGGTTTATCAGTGCCTATAAAAACAGTTGGTTCAAATTTAATTTTCTTTTCAATGCGTACTGCATTATCATTAAAGCCGCGATAAAGTATCTGATTGCCAAAACGGGAGACGGAGGTGTAAAACGACATAAGCATCCTTTTTCATTATATAAGACTATTATACCACAGAATGAAGGGAAAGTAAACCATTAAATGAAAAAAAAGGAACCTTTTTTCAAAGGCCCCTTCTTATCGTCAGTTATAATACTCAGCTTCTTCTTCAGTATAAGGCCACATTAGTATGGAAATCCTTTACGTCTAAGTTGAGACATGCGATTTTCTAAGTCCGCTAGGTCTGTTGCCTGACAGAGAAATCTCTCTTCGGCAGACATTCCCATCTTCTTTAGCCAGGAGTAAATGGATTTAATCACCATAGAACTCCTTATTTAATCTGTCTTGTGTCTTCTTATTAATGTTCCACAATACAGTTTCGTATGCTTCGTTTGGATACTCAGTTCTTTGTAAGTATCTAGCAACTTCAATGTTAGCCTGCATTTGTCTGCTGGCTGCAATTGAGTATCCTAGGCTTCTTAAGATGCTCCATAAGAATGTTAGTATAGGCTTAAGCGTTAAGCTGTACACCTTCGTTGAGTAGTTGAGAGCTAGTGCTGTCATGATTATTTACCTCGTTAGAATTAATTTTAATTTTACGAGGACGCTTTTCTTCAGGTAGGATTACTTCTAATGTGACAGTTAGAATCCCATCCTTCATTTGGGCTCCAGTGACTTCAGTGTATTCTGAT